ACCCACACCTTGTCCTTCGGTAAAAATAAATTCATCGTATCTCACTTTATGTGATGAGATATCCGTTGGAATAAATCTTACTTGTTGTTTTGAAAAGATATGAGTAAAAGAAAATAACCATTCAGGGTTTGGAATTGTTGCGTTCTGTGATACAGTAACAACCATCGTATTTACCTGATTTGTTTTAAGTAATATCATAGTAATAAATATAACATTGGGGGAACGTAATGCTCCCCCATGTTAATTTGAAATAGATTATTGAACCGTGATACCTGCTGCAACTGAACTTAAAGTTCCGCCCAACTGATTCATAGGATTTGGTTCCAATGCCTGCAGCGTGATGTTGTAGCCATTTGCGTCGCCAAGGGCCTTGCCCGTTTGAGACGTTCCTGCGCTTACAAACATTCCATAAGTTTCACCTAAATAAAATGAATCACCGTTGTTGTCAACTATTACAACTGCTAATCTTGGAGATTGAGCAAGTGTTTTTAAGATGTTTCTTTTATCTTGTGATAACTTTGCAAAGTATGTTACTAATTCCTGGGTATAAAAAACGGTGCCATTTTCCAATGACGCATTTACCGTCTCGGTAAATTGCGACGACGTGCGAATTAATTGAAATTCGTAGAAAGTTCCTGACCCGCTAATTTGTGTGATTGTATCACCTGTATTCTTCGTGATTGACGCAATGTTTGTGAAGTCTGTGATGTACGCAGTTGCAACACCACCGACATTATCGCGACAACTCAATTGAATACCTGATGTTAAATTACAAGACATATTATATTGATTTATTAGTTTTAGTTTATTTGATTAAAGTTGGGCTACTCCATAAATGTTTCACCCGACCTTATATTTTTTTTATCAATTAAGATAATCCGTTAGACACGAAGAATTCAGGGAATGCTAATTGCGTTCCTAGCTTCCAAGCCGCCATAATACGCACCTGCTGGAAGTCCGCACTCCACCAACTGCGGAAACTGTCCTCGTCGCTTGCCAAATCCACACCCGCAAGGAAATATTGCTGCGGGCCTAACACGATTAAGTTTGAACCTGCCAATCCTGGCACGCCCACTACGCGGTAGTTTGTTTGCGGATGGTAAACAGAATAAACTGAACCTAATTTATTTTGAGAAGAATCAATGTAGAAATTATTAACCGTGCGAAGCGCCGTGATGTAGCACTTAAACTGCGCCTGCGACATAAATATTACGATGTCATCGCGGTCATACACGTTTCTATCCATTGCATTGATTAAGTTATCAATTTGTGCAAGAACATTGTTTCCTTTTTCTTGTGATGTAGAACCTGTTACAGAACATAAAGCAGTTTGACCTGTTAAAGTAACAACACCATTTGGTGCAGTTGAACCTGTTGAAGTGTTCGCTTGATTAACAATCAATTCTTTGTAACCCGAGAATGTGTTCACTGATGATGCAGTTGTCGCATTCCAAAGCAAATCCTCGTTATAACGCTTTATCTGCTTGGTCTGCAAATCAATTATGGCCTGCTCAAAAGGCGCATTTTCGTTATAAGAACCTGGATTAAGGTATTGCCCAAGCCAAAGTGTGTTAAGTTGCTGTAAACAAAGTTCAGTATTAACTTTGAAACTTTGTACGGTCACTGCAGCAACAGTAAATGTTTGTTGACCTGTTCCTGTCCATCCGCAATTTATACCTGTTTGAACATCTAATGTTTCAGATAATAAATTGACATTCTGGGTGCCCTTGATGCCTGGAATCACGTTAACGTATTCCATAGTCGCGGGTGTAAGCACCGCCTCACTGATAATATCAGAGTTCAATGCGTCTGTGTATGCTGCAAGTCCGCCTAAGTCGTAATTGAAGCTTAAACTTTTAAGATTTTTTTTCATCTTTATTAATTTTATTTTATTTTAGTTTGAGAGAGTATCTCTTAATTTTTTCCATCCATCCAATCTTGGATTTGACGGAAAACTTTCTTGGTTTATTTGATTATTAAACACTCTTGAACCTGCTGGTTCTTTTGAGAATTTTTGGAATTTACTATCAAGTAATTCCTGTTTTGTTGAAATAGAATCAATTTTTGTTTCTAATCTTTTCATAGCAGATGCGAATGCTTCAATGAATCCAGACATATCGTCTTCTGATTCTTCTTCAACATTTTCTCTTTCGGTAATCATACCGTCTTTTACCATTACTCTGATTTTTACTTCATTTCCTGATTCGTCCTTTAACATAATTTGATGTTCGCCATCTGGTGCTTTTTCCATTGAACCATCTTCTTTAACAACATCAATTTTCTCACCAACATCAAATGTTGGAGACTCTAATTTAATGTCACCTGATTTTGCTTCAACGAATTTACCACCACGAGCTTCTTCAGCTGCTTTCGTTTGAATACCTTTGATTTCACCTCCTACGATTGACATGACTTTTCCGTCTGCAGTTTCGTAAGAACCATCAGCAATTGCTGATAATGAACCATCATATCCCACTTTTTTGATTTTAGTTCCAGTTTCAGGAGAATCTCCCCCAATTCTTAAAACGTCTCCATCAGCAAGTTTGATATCACCATCTTCCATCACAGGAGTATCTTCTTCTTTTGACTCTGCCATTGCGACAGGTTTGTTTTGAGTTGCTTTGTCGTGTTCTTTTTCTTTCTTCGCATCGTCTGTCTCTTTACCGTAGTTCAAGTCAGTCATTTTGATTTTAGAAACTTTACCCATCTCGTCAACTTCAACTTCCGAACCATCCTCCATTTTGTGAATTCCTGCTGGTGCTGGAATCATTCCTTCATCGGTAGCAACGTATAATGTTTTTCCCACTTCCATTGAATCTCCTTCCATTTTCACATTGATACCTTGGTCTGTCTTTGCGTCGTAGAATTTGTTCTCTGTAAGATTAAGAATACTCATTATTTTTTTTAATGCTTCTTTACTGTTCATCTGTAATTGATTTAAGTATTTTTCTTATTTGGTTTATTTTTTTATCCTCTTTTGAGAATAGAGATTTCTCCGCGAATAATCCTTCAACGGAAAATCCTGTTAGAGATTTTTCTTTTATCATCTTCCATACTTTATCATCTTCAACCTTCATTGAGACAAACCATGTCCCACGAGGCAAAGAAAATCCGTATTGATGTGACTTATCATAAATAGGGTCATCACTTACCCATGACTCTGCGATATACACTTTGTCACTTCCAAGTTTTTTGCCGTCATGTTCTACCGATGTTTCGTCAGTACGACCTTGTTTCATAAACTTGTCTGCCATCTTCTTGATTGATGCTGCACTGAAAAAAACATAATATAAGTTTCCTAACTCATCGTATCTGTGAATCATTTTGTTTGGAACCATTGCTGCTCCCACTACAATCTTCTTATCTTCATCAAAACCAAATGTCATATATTGTTTATTAAAACTCATTTGTTTTTGTATTGATTCAATTTTTCTCTCTGCCCATTTCAAAGCAGGTTCTCCGCCCCAACTATCATACATTAATTTACCACAACCATCTTCATAACTCTTTGAAGAAGTTAAGTCAGACTTATGTCTTGATAAATAAGAATACATTCTTTTGATTGTATCAATTGATATTGGTTCACCTTTGGCTAATTGAGATGCTCTTGTTTTACCAACTTGGGTTCCACATGAACCCCAACCGTTTTCTTCTGCGTAATCCACAGCACGTTTCGCTGCGTTCTTTACACCTTCTGGATAATCTGATATGGTGTCTGCAAAATCATTCTCTGTCATTTTAACTGGAACACAATTAGGGTCACCATTATCTTTTAGGCCAATTGCCTCGTACCCTGGCCAACATGCATCTTCTAATCCCTTTTCTTCCTTATCAAATCTATTTGGTTTGAATGGTTTTGAAAATTGACTACCATCTCTTGGGTCTCTATCTTCACGGATTCTTTGTGGTGTTGCCTTTCTTGGATTAGGAACATCTCTTGGTGCGTATAGTCCTGTTGCCCCAACTGCTTTTGTTCCTTTGTTTCTTGTATCAGGGCCTATAACAACTTCATCTTCAAGTTCAGATTTATTTCTATTTGATAATCCTGAATTTCTGATTGACCCTTCCTTCTTATAGAATAGTCTAACCCACGCATGCCTGCAGTTAAAACTTCCACGGAATAAAAATATATTATACGTTCCGAATTCAGGATTTGATAACGCTTCAATATCTTCAATTCTATAAATCCTGTTCTTTCTCATCATGTCAGCACAGAACTTTCTGTTTCTGTCATCAACAGGGCCAATATATTTGAATCTAATTCTTAAATCATCAGTGTCTAATGCGTCAGA